AGGCACTGGATCCGACGACACCATTAAAAGAGACGACGGAGTTTTTGAAGGTGGTGAGCGGGCTCGCGGACCTGGTGCCGAAAGCGAACGTGCAGGCGACGGGGAATGGGTTTCAGGTGAACATTGTGCTCCCGGAGATGACAAGAGAAGCGCTGACCGCGGGGGAAGTGGTGAAGAAAGACGCGTTATCGGGGATCGCTGGGGGTGAAGCGGTGAAGGACGCCGAGGTGGTGTTTGACATTCCGGCGGAGGAGCCAAAGAAGGGTAAGGAGGGGAAGCACGATGACAAAGGGGTTTAGTCCATTGGATGTGAAGAAGACGCTGACCTCTGACGAGTTGATAGAAGTGTTCCTCGCTGAGGTGGATAAAGAGAAAGGGAACCCGGATCCGAGGGCGAAGGAATACGTGCTAGATTGTCACAGGATGGCCGATGAGGCGAGGGCAGCGTTGGATGAGCTGGATCTTGTGGAGGGTGGAGATGAGAAAGCGCAAAGGTAAGGTGTACCCGGCGGTGATCGCGCTGGTACAGATGCAGGAAGGGCAGGTGTCCGGGGTGGATGAGGACGCCGTGAGCGACCTTGAGGTGTTCCTGGAGGACAGCTACGCGGTGTTTGAGTCTGAGGGGCACACAGCAACACCGCTGACGCTGTTACTGCCTGATAACGACGAGGCGCGGGAAGTGTTCCGTGGGTGGCTCGCGGATGAGAACAGTGAGCTGCGGCGGTACTTGAGAGGGCAAAGTGATGTAGAGCCTGGGCTTAGCTGTGAGACACTGCAATGACAACATATAAACCACCTAAGAGTTTGGTGCCGTATTTTGTATCAGACGCCCTGATTAGTCTTGTGATGGGTCCGTATGGTTCAGGAAAGACTGCCGCCTCGATCATGAAAATCGCCTATCACGCTAGCCGGATGGCACCGTGTGAGGATGGGATACGGCGGAGCCGGTGCTGTGTGGTGCGAAACACACGGCAGATGTTGTTTGATACAACGATTCCGGACCTGATGAAGTGGTTTCCGCCGGGTGTCGCGGGGGTTTGGAATAAGACCGAAGCGAAGTTTCTGTTGAAGTTTGGGGACGTTGAGTGTGAGGTGTTGTTCAGAGGTTTGGACGACTCAGACGACGTTCGGCGGCTGTTGTCATTACAGCTGTCCTTTGGCTTCATGGATGAGTTCCGGGAGATCAACAAGGACGTGTTTGAAGCACTGCAAGGGCGTCTTGGTCGTTATCCGGATAAGACGATGGTGCTCCCACGGGAGGAGTGGGGTAAGGACAAGCGAGGGAACCCGATAGGTGGGTGTGTGACGGACGAAGGGAAGCCGAATTACCACCTCTGGGGGGCATCGAACCCGCCGGACGCTGATACGTTTTGGGAGGAGTTTATCTCGAACCCACCGGAAGGGACGAGTATCACTATTCAGCCTTCGGGCATGTCACCAAATGCCGATTGGCTGGAGTATCTGCCGGCGGACTATTATGACAAGTTGGTAGCGACGCATGACGAGGATTGGGTTGATGTTTATGTTCACGGAAAGTTTGGGAAATCGCTTGCTGGCCAGCCTGTGTACCGGTCTTTCAACCGGGACATACATATTGCGAAAGAGCCTCTCCATTATTTACACAGCAGCAGCTACCCTATTATTGTGGGGGTTGACGCTGCTCTTCATCCTGCCGCTGTATTTGGTCAGTGCATGCCTGATGGCAGGCTTATGTTGCTGGACTGCTGTTACGCGGAGGGGTCGGGCGCGCTGAGGTTTATCCGTGAGAAGGTGAAGCCAATATTGAGTAATAGGTTCCCGGGACAGCCAGCGCTGTTAGTGATTGACCCTGCGGCAAACACACGAGCGCAGACAGATGAGAGGACAGTTCTTGATATAATTCGATCTGAAGGTCTCAGTGTCCGCATGGCGTCGACGAACGCGATACAGCCGCGCATATCCGCGGTTGACGCGTATCTGACAAGGATGGTTGACGGGAAAGCCGGGTTACTGATAGACCCCGAGCATTGCAAAGATTTGATATCAACAATGGCGACGAAGTATCGGTACCGGGCGAGGAAGGATGGAGAGCTGGAGGATAAGCCAGATAAGACTCACCCGTGGTCTGATATGGCAGACGCGCTTCAGTATCTTTGCTTACATGCGGACGCGAGCGGGGTTTTTAACCGGTCGCAGAGGAACAACACGGTGCTCCCGGTAGTCCGGTCACCTTATGTCTATGTTTAGTGAGAGGGACAAATGGCTGCGGGAAGCGAAGAAGATTATCTGGCTGTAGAGCCGCTGGTTGCGAGGGAACGGCAGGCGATCCCCATGGGGGGAGTGGCCCCCGACCGGATGATGCACATTGGGAATTCAGAGGCTCCTGGTGTAACTAATGTTGGTGGGATACTGGAGATGCGGAGCGCGTCTCAGCTTGAGGCTGATGAGCGGGCGAAGGAAGCGGAGGGGCTGTCGGCGGGCAACTCTCCAGTGATTCAGGCGCTTGCTGGGTATATCAAGGCTCGGTGGGATGAGGCGCGTACGGCGAAAGAGGCGACCGTTGAGCCCCGGATGCTGAAGAGCCTTAGGCAGCGTCGTGGTGAGTATGACCCGGATATGAAGCAGGCACTCGCCGCTCAGCACTCTGCGCTCATCTACATGATGATTACGAGCAACAAGTGCCGCAGTGCCGGGGCGTGGCTGAGAGAGGCTATAAGTCAGATGCCGTGGTCATGTGAGCCTACGCCGGTCGCGGACGTCGATGACAACGTAAAAGCCTCAATCGTGAAGTACACCGCTGAGTTGATTGAGAAAGACATGAAGATGGGTATTTACCCATCGCAGTTCGAGATTATGCAGGCACAGCTCGCGCTGAAAGACCAGGCGTTCGTAAAGATGCAGGAGATGGCAAAGGAGCGCGCTGAGCGGATGTCCCTAAAGATGAAGGACCAGCTGATTGAGGGGCACTTCCCGGAGGCGATGGATGCCTTCGTGGATGACCTCGTGACCTTTCCGGCGGCTATTCTGAAGGGCCCCGTGGTGCGTGTGCGCCCGGAGCTGAAGTGGGGGGCAAAGGATGCCGAGGGTAACCCGTCAGTGGAGGTGCAGGACACTTTTAAGCTTGAGTGGGAACGGGTAGACCCGTTCAACATCTATCCGGCACCGGATTCTACGGGCGTAGATGATGGGTATCTGATTGAGCGGCACAAGCTCTCACGCTCCGAATTGGTATCTCTTCGTGATGTGGAGGGGTATAGTGCAGAAGCTATTAATCACGTGCTGGAGGACTACGGGCAGACGGGGCTCCGTGATTTGGTGCAGATTGATACGGATAAGCCTGTGGCTGAGGGCAAAGAGAGCTACGCGTCTCAGAATCCCTCCAAGCTGATTGATGCCTACGAGTTTTGGGGATCTGTACAGGGCAAGATGCTGATTGAGTGGGGTATGGACGAGGCTGAGGTGTCTGACCCTCTTGCGGAGTACGCGATTAACGCCTGGCTCGTTGGTAACTACGTGATTCGGGCGGTGCTGAATCCGGATCCTCTCCATCGAAAGCCGTACTATAAGACGTCGTGGGAGAACGTGCCAGGGAGCTTCTGGGGGAACTCGGTACCTGACCTCTGTCGGGACGTTCAGGCGGTATGTAACGCGGCGGCGCGGTCGCTGGTTAACAACATGTCGATCGCGTCGGGTCCGCAGGTGGTCGTTGATACGTCGAAGCTCCCGAAGGGTGAAGCCATCTCGGAGCTGTCCCCGTGGAAGATTTGGCAGGTGAACAGTGAGTCTTCGATGACCTCGGGGGCTCCGATTTCGTTCTTCCAGCCAGGCTCCAACTCTTCTGAACTGATGGCGATTTATCAGCAGTTCAGCACGTTGGCAGACGAGCACACGGGGATTCCTCGCTATATGACGGGTAGTGGCACTTCGGGTGGTGCTGGGCGCACGGCAAGCGGGCTCTCTATGCTCCTTTCAAACGCTGGGAAATCCATTAAGAACGTGGTGGCATCGATTGATCGCATCATGAAGCCGGCAATTGAGCGGCTCTATATGTACAATATGCGCTATCTCCCTGATCCTGAGTTGAAGGGCGACGTGAACATTGTGGTGAAGGGCGTGATGGCGCTCACCGCAGCAGAGCAGCAGAGCCAGCGTCTGAACGAGTTCTTGAATGTGGCACTTTCCAACCCGGTGGTGAATCAGATTGTGGGCCCTGAAGGCATCGCCTACATGCTTCGCGAAGTGGCTAAGCAGCTGGGCATGGACACGGATAAGATTGTTCCGTCGCTTCCTGTATTGAAGGCACGGCAAGCTGAGCTGGCGATGCAGCAGGCGCTGCAACAGCAGGCGGCACAGCAGGCACAGGCGAACGGTCAGCCGCAGGCAGGTGGTACGCCAGCTAATCCGGCTACCGGCATGGATCAGCGGAACCTTCAAAACGGGTCTCCGATGGCAAACGCGCAGGCACAGACTGCGAGTTGATAAGGGAAATCACTAAAGGTATAATTTAAGGGTACTTAATTATGGCTATTGACCAAGCACGTTTGTACCGTAACTTTTTGGACTTACGAGAGCCGCGATTCATGGCTTTGATTGAGTACCTGAAAGAGAAGAAGAGTAAGGCTGAGCGCCAGTTGCTTGAAGGGGTGGACTTGCAAACCATCTTTCGGGCGCAGGGTGAAGCAATTATTCTGTCGGATCTTTTGGACTCCGTGGAGAACTCCGCGGAATATTTAAAGCGCACCAGACCGTAAAGCCGGAGGTGTAAGGAGAAGAGTATGGCACTGCCTAAAGCAGTTCAGGAAGCCGCAGACCGCGCGGACGAGATTCAGAAGCAGATTGTGGGCAACCCACAGGAAGAAGCCCAGGTGTCACCTGAGCCTGCTGAAGAAGTTGAGTCAACGGAGACTGAGGCTGAGAACACCGCTACGCAGGAACCTACGGAACCCTCGAAGCCTGAGGGGGATAAATGGGAAGCGAAGTACAGAACCCTTCAGGGTATGTATAACGCAGAAGTACCTCGCATGAAGAAGCAGAACGAGGAGCTTGAAGCCAAGCTCAGCGCCTATGCCGCTCAGGTGAAGGAGCTTCGGGAATCCATTGCCCAGCAGGAAGCGGGGAAAAAGTACATTACAGACGAAGACGCTGAAGTTTTTGGTGCTGACGTGGTAGACCTTGCCCGTCGTGCCGCGAAGCAGGAAGCGACGCAGTACTCTCAGGAGGCTTCCAGTCTGAAAAACGACATTGATGCGATGAAAGCTGAGCTTAACCAGCTGAGGGGGGTTTCTTATCAAAACACTCTTCAGCAGTATCAGGACCGCCTCACGGCGCTGGTACCGGGTTGGGAACAGCAGAACTCTGATCAGGCGTTTATTGACTGGCTCTCTGAACGTGACCCGTTCGCCGGCGGTCTGCGTAAGCAGGCGCTGGATGAGGCTTATCAGGCGCTTGACGCCCGGCGTACTGCCGACATTTTCCTTGCATATCGTCAGGCTACGGGGGCTTATAGTGGGAAGCCCCGTGAGACCAAAGCTGAGAAAGCCCTTCGTCGTCAGGTGGCCCCTTCGGGTCGTGCGAGTGCTGTAGAGCCTTCGGGCGCTACGAAGCGTGTATACACGCAGGCGGATATTCAGCATTTCTACGAAGCGCTCCGTCGGCACGAGTTCACGTCTGAGGAGGCTGCCGCTATGGAACGGGAAATTGATCAGGCAGTTGCTGAGGGGCGAGTCCGCATGTGACACGCACCGGAGCAACACTTGATAGGAGCTTAAATATATGGCAGTTACAACTGTTACTCCGGTAAACGACAAGTTTTACGCGGCTGGTACTAATGTTACCGCCCCGACCACGGGCTACTCTGGTACCTTTATTCCGACCCTCTGGTCGGGAAAGCTTGCGACGAAGTTCTACGCTTCGTCCGTGTTTGGTGAAATCGCCAACACTGATTGGCAGGGTGAGATTTCCGCGCTGGGTGATACGGTGATGATTAATACCATCCCGACCCTCACGGTGAAAGACTACAAGATTGGTATGCAGCTGGAGTATGAAGTTCCCACTCCGGAAGTGATTACTCTGAAGATTGACCACGCCGCCTACTTCGGCATCAACGTGAACGATGTTTTTGAGTACCAGTCTAAGCCTAACCTGATGTCCACCTTCACGGATGACGCGGCAACTCAGCTCAAGCTGAAGGTTGATTCGAACGTGCTTTATAACACGTTCTTTGATGACAAGGGGGCGCTGAAGACCTCCGCTTCTGGCAAAGCCGCTGTGTGGGATAAGAACGCTGGTGCTACGGCTGGCGCTTCCACGGGTAAGTACAACCTTGGTACGGACGCGGCTCCGGTTGCGCTGACTTCCGATAACATTCTCTCTTACATCACGATGCTCTCCACCGTGCTGGATGAAGCGAATGTTCCGGAAGAGGGTCGCTATCTGGTGATGACACCTTATGAACGCCAGCTCCTGATGCAGTCCAACCTCGCTCAGGCGCAGTTCATGGGTGATCCGAAGTCCATCCTTCGTAACGGGAAGATTGGCTCGATTGACCGCTTTACGATCTATCTGTCCAACCAGCTCCCGCGTGGCGTCGCCGGGAAAGCGTGGGATAACACCACTGCGGTCGCTAGTACTCTGGCTCGTCACCTCATCTTCGCTGGTCATAAGAGCGGCATTTCGTTTGCTTCTCAGATCACGAAGGTTGAGAACCTTCAGAACCCGAGTGACTTTGGTCAGCTGATTCGTGGCCTCCAGGTCTGGGGCTCTGCTGTGACGCAGGGTCAGGCTCTGACTCCGCTGATTGTTGCTGGCTGATGAAAGGTGAGAGGGGGGCAACCTCCTCTCAACGGTGAATGACGACAGTATCTGAGCTTCTCCACAAGATTCACTTCATCCTTCAGGACGAAGACGGCGTTCGTTGGGACGACCAGGAAATCCTGATGTGGCTGAACGAAGCGATGGTGTGCCTCGCGGCTTATCCGGGGGCATATACCAAGACTTCGGTGGTTAATCTTTCGAGGGGAACGCGGCAGGTGCTGCCGTCTGACACCTGGAGCCTTCAAACTATCAGTCGAAACGTGGACAGTGACGGCAACGCCATGTCCCCGGTTCGGCTGGTAACACGAGAACTCCTTGACGCGTTCAATCCCATGTGGCACTCGGATCCCGAGACACTTGAGGTTGAGAACTATGTTTACGATGACAGAGAGCCCAAGGTGTTCTGGTGTTATCCGCCGAATAATGGTGAAGGACACGTAGAGGTGGCGTACTCCGCGGTTCCTGAGCCGATGCGGTACGATACGGCAAACGGCGTTGATTCCGTGGTGCCTATTGAGGTTTCCTATATCCCCTCGATGGTGGACTACGCGGTGTATCGTTGCCAGTGCAAGGATTCTGATTACACACCGGGGGCGAACGCGGCTCAGGCGTTCTTTAACTCCGCGGCGGTTGGGCTGCAGACTCAGCTTCAGCAGAGGGCACGGGTGACACCGAATAGTGTGATGGTAAAGGGTACACCGATAAACCCTAATGGAGGGACTGAATGAGACTAGTATCCGTAGACAAGTTTCTCCCGCGGGTACTTCCTTTCGCTGAGAATCTTCCGGCTTTTGTGGCGAGGCGCGCGGTATCCGACGCCTGCCGTCAGTTGATGGAAGATTCTCTTTGTGTAACTGAGACCTATCGTTTTACGACGGTTCCAGGTGAAGGGAAGTACACGCTGAGTCTTCCGTATGGGTTATCCCCTGTGCTGATGAAGAATGTCATGATTAAGAAGCCTGAGGATACCGGCTGGTGGCAGCTCTCTCCGGTGACCGCGGAGCAGTTGGATACCTACGCCTATCCTGTATCGTGGCGGGGTGATATTGGGGGCCCGCGGGTATATCTCTTCCGATCTCCTGATGAGCTGGTGCTTGTGCCTGCCCCACAGGAGGCGTTTGAGGTGTCGTGTGAGTGCGCCGCCACAATAAAGCGTGACGCGTTTGAAGTTCCGGAAACGCTCTATGAAGACTACGCGGACGTAGTGGTCAACGGGGCACTTTCCCGCGTGTTCTCCCTTGCGGGGCAGACGTGGAGCGACGCGGGGCTGTCAGCGACTTATGGAACAGCGTTTCGCGTTGGGGTCTCTCAGATTCGACTCGAAGCCAATAAGGACTATACCAAGGTTGGCGGGCGAGTTATTTATAACAGGTGGTGCTGATGGGTGCTTTGGCTACTAACGGGGCGGTGACTACAATCAGTGCCTCTATTAATGCAACGGCGACACAGATTGTGCTCGCTGGTGGTACGGGTGAGCTTTTTCCCGCGGCGGTTGATGGGAAGACGTGGTTCTTTGGGACGCTGTACGACGCGGATAATAACGTTGAGATAGTGAAGGTTACTCAGCGCTCTGGGGATACCCTGACGGTGCTTCGTGGGCAGGATGGCACAACGGCACGTAAGTATGATGCCGGCGCTGGTTTTGACCTCCGCCCGACTGCGGCGCTCTTCAATGATAAGGTGTCCGAGGATACGCTGGCAGAGAAGGTGGCTGAGATTAATGAGGCCTACACGTCTGCGGACAGCGCCGTTACTAAGACTCTTCAGTCTCAGATTGACTCGGTGTCATCCACCGTGTCCTCGCTTTCTACGACGGTCACGGCGAACCAGTCCACGGTGACCAGCAACTACTACACGAAGTCTGACGCTGACGGGCGGTATCTCCTGCTTACTGGTGGTACGGTGAGTGGGGATTTGCGAGCGGGCAAGGCGTTTTCCTCTGGCGGCTATCTTACGGCTGACTCTGGCGCACGGGTTAATGGGGACCTGTATGTTACAGGTCAGACTCAGTCTAACTCGTTTCGCTCGACCTCTGACCGCCGATTGAAGACCGATATCCGGTCTATGAACCCTGCGAGTGCTCTCTCTGATATTAACCGCCTGAAGCCTGTGCGGTTTAAGTGGAAGGGCGAGCATAGTGAGGTTGAGCCTGACCGGCTGGGGCTTATCGCTCAGGACGCTGAGAAGGTCATCCCCGAGGCTGTAGGGTGCTCACGGCAGGGTATTTACTCAGTGGACTACAGTTGTGTGTCGGCCGTGCTGATTGCCGCTATTCAGCAGCTCTCGGCGACGGTAGACAGGCTTCAGGCTGAGGTTAATGAATTGAAGGAGAGGAAGTAATGGCATTTACGTTGATGGATGGTCGCTTTATGGCTGACCGCGAAGAGATTAAGGGTGCGCTCGATGCTGTGAGAAAAATCACCCCTGTGAAGTTCACGGAAACGGGTCTTGGCGGCGGTACCACGTATGGTGTGGACGGTGTGGATGTTGGTAAAGCTGCCCCCCATGCCGCTGATATCGACGGTGTAGGCATGGCACGTGTTGACCTCGTAAGGCTTATTCCTGTGCTGGTTGCCGCCATTCAGGAGCTTGCTGACAAGGTAGACGCCACGGGTAAACCCGTACGTGCGGGGCGTGTGGTTAAGCCCGCGTCGGTGGTGAAGAAGGTAGAATAAATGAACTGGCGGGCGGTTGCCTGGGCTGTATGCGGAGTGGCGCTGGTATCTCTCAGCACGGGATTATATTACTACCGTGAAAAATACCTCTCGGCGGAGAATCAGCTCACAGTGCTTACTGCTCAGGCAGAGGCACGCCAGACAGTTTTAGCGAACCAGCAGAAGGATGAGGTGGAACAGTATGAAGCTAAGAAAACCAGTGATGCTGCTGCTATCAGGTCTCTTCGTGCTGAGCTTAACCGCCTGCGCCAGCAGGCAGGCACCGTGCGGGCAAATAAAGCTTCAGCCACTCCCAAAGGAAGTGGAAGCACAGGCGGCGAGCCGGACCTCCTTGGAGCACTTCTCGAAGGTGCAGAGCTGGCTTCAGAAGGAGCAGGAATCGCTCGGGAAGAGCACTCAGCCCTAGAGACGTGTGTTCGGATGTATAAGCAGGCGGAGACAGCCAGCAAATGAATATAGCGCTTGAAAACTTTTCCGGTATTGTTCCTCGTATCAGCGCTTCGCAGCTCTCGACGAACAACGGGCAGGTGGCGAGAAACGTAAAGCTGGCGAGTGGCGAGCTTCGTCCGTGGAATCTCCCAAAGGCGGTCCATACTTGTGTTAACCCCGTGGTACAGACCATCTTTAATATGGAGGGTAACGGGGCGTCCGTGTGGCTGGAGTTCCCAGTTGACACGGACATTTGCTATGGTCCGCTGTATGATCAGGACGAGTTCCGGCTGTACTATTCGGAGGGCGGCGTCTGTAAAAAGACGAATTGGTCTTTGGCAACTGAGAGTGGTACGGGGGCATACCCTCGCAATTGGCAGTATATGGGCGTACCCCACCCAGCAGCCGCGTTGACGTGCGAGGTTACCCCGGCGAGCGATACGTCAGCGGAAAATACTCAGACTAGGGTTTATACCTACACTTACGTAAACCAGTTTGGCTCCGTGCTGGAAGAGGGTTCTCCGGCAGACGGGGCCACATGCACAGCATATTATAGCGGTGGGTCTGTGAAGCTTTCAGGGTTTGTCAATCCGCCGACTGACCACTACAACATTGTCAAGGTACGGATTTATCGGCAGGTGACGGGGAATGAGAACTCCACCTACATGCTGGTAGACCAGATTGACCTTGTTGACCACAAGTTCCCGGCGTCTGGGGTGTCAATGAACGGCGTGAGCTTCAGTGACTCGTGCTACGTGGACACTCGGACAACAGTGCAGCTTGGGAAAGAGATGGATTCGCTCTATTACAGCCCTCCGCCTGAGGGGCTGAAGGGGCTCGTCTCCATGCCTAACGGCTATCTGGCTGGCTTTGTGGGGAATCAGATTTGGTTCTCCGAGCCATACCTTCCCCACGCATGGCCGTCCAACTACATGTTGACAACGGACAGTCCGATTGTAGGGCTGGGGGTGTATGGTACAACACTTGTTGTATGCACGACGAGGCAGCCGTACACGGTTACCGGTGCGCACCCGAGCTCAGTCACCCAGGAGAAGCTCCCAATGAACCAGCCGTGCGTGTCTAAGCGCTCCATCGCCTACGACCAGTACGGTGTGCTGTACGCTTCGCCCTATGGGCTTGTGGCAGTGGCGGCGGGTCAGATTGACGTGTTTACACGGAGCCTTGTTGACCAGGATACGTGGGCAACTTATACACCGTCAACGATGCTTGCGGCGATGTACAACAATCTCTACATGTGTGCCTATAAGGCGGGCAACAGCCGCGAGATGCTGGTGTTTTCTCGTGGCGACACACCACCAATGGCAACTTATGGGTTTAACCCTGTGAGTCTGTTTGTTCAGCGAGGGACGGGGCGAATCTTCGCTTTGTCGGAGACGGACAACAAGGTGTACCAGCTTGACGCAGACGATATCAACAAAGAGGTGTACGAGTGGAAGAGTAAGCGCTTCAGCTATCAGTACTCTACGTCTTTCTCGGCGATGAAGGTAGACGCTGATTACTCAAATAACCGCTACGTTGAGCAGTGGAAAGTAAAGGCGGCTGAGCTGGTTAGCTACAATCAGGCGGTGTGGGCGACGTACAAAGATAACCTGCTGGGGTTAGAGGGGGCATTGAACACGGTCCCTGTTAATACCCACGAGGTAGACGGCTCGCTCCTGAAACCACTGATTGATGAAGCGAGTTACCGCTATGTGCAGGTTACGCTTTATGCGGACGGTAAAGCCGTGTATGTGAAGCGGTTCACGTCGCCCAAGGCTGTGCGGGTGCCTCCTGTGAAAGCCTACAGCTGGGAGGTGTCGCTTCAGGGTAATCTTGACGTTACGAGCTTCACCATGGCGTCCACGATGCGTGAGCTGGCATCACCACAATAAGGAGCACAGATGGCGATAAAACCAACAGTTATGCGTAAGCCGACAATCTCAGTATTCGGGTTATCCCCTGAGCTTGCGCGGGCGCTGGAGCCTGTGAAGCAGTCGCTTGAGATTGTGACGGGGAGCCGTGCGGGGATGACGGAGCTTAAGGGTCTGTCCTCGTCGGCAGACCTGAAAGCGGTGATAGAGAAGATTAACGAGATATGTAGGCGGCTTAACGCCTCTGGGGGTTGCTGATGGCAGAAGAGCTTAACCTTTTCATTCAGTCGGTGCCGTTGAACCCGGTGTTTGACCGTGGGGCGGACACGGTGTACGCGTTACAGCTAAGGGACATGAGCCAAAAGGCGATTGACCTTACGGGCTACAGAGCGAAGCTTACGATTTACGCAAGCCCCACGGTGGCGAGGTTTGGCGGCGACCCAATAGATACACTCACAACTGAGGACGGCAGACTTGGCGGGCGTGACGATGCGGGTAATGCAGCGGCTCTCGGGGCAGACGGCGTGCTGTGGGTTAACTTTCCGAAAGAGACGACCGTTGGGTACACGTGGCGGAGCGCGTGGTATAAGCTCGAGATTATCTCGGCAGGTGGCCAGGTGTACCGGATAGCCGACGGGCAGATACAGGTGAGGGACTAAGCCATGACGGTAACAAAGCGGTATGGCGGGGTTGTCACGGTGTTTGTTCCCGGTATTCAGGGTACTCGTGGGGAGAAGGGTGACAAGGGCGAGCGAGGAGAGAAGGGCGAGCAGGGGCTACCGGGAGTACGGGGTCCAGCGGCAAACCTTTCTGATTACTACACCAAAGAAGAAGTAGACGCGGCTATTTCAGCGGCTATTTCTAAGCTTACTGGTTCTTCTGGAGAATAATTATTCATGGCATCGCTAGAAGATAAGTTTTCATCGCTCTACGGTACCGAAGCCTACGGTGGTGTAGCAACGGTGTTTCTTCCTGGTATTCAGGGGGCGTCGGTTACTGGTCCACAGGGTGAAAAAGGCCCGAAGGGCGACACAGGGGATAAGGGTGACCGTGGTCCTGAGGGTCCGCAGGGTACCACTGGGTCTACGGGGGCACCGGGTAAAAATGGGGCTACGTTTTTCCCGACAGTAGACACAGACGGTAACCTCAGCTGGGTGAACGATGGCTCACTGAGTAACCCTTCTACGGTGAACATCAAGGGCCCGAAGGGCGATAAGGGTGATAAAGGTGACCGTGGTCCTGTTGGCCCACAGGGTGAAAAAGGCCCGAAGGGCGACACAGGGGATAAGGGTGACCGTGGTCCTGAGGGTCCGCAGGGTACCACTGGGTCTACGGGGGCACCGGGTAAAAATGGGGCTACGTTTTTCCCGACAGTAGACACAGACGGCAACCTTAGTTGGGTAAATGATGGCTCGCTGAGTAATCCCTCTACGGTGAACATCAAGGGCCCGAAGGGGGATACAGGGGATATAGCTAATCTCTCTTCGTTCACGTCGGACACGATTATTGCGGGGGTTGACAGCAGTAAGGGTGTAACGAGCGCGAAGGATATTAACACAGCAGCGACGTCCATTGCTGCCACAGTGTCAAGTAATGCGACAGATACACTGAAGCTCAGTCTCGCTACGGTAGCAACAAGTGGGAAGTACTCTGACCTCTCAGGGCTTCCTGACATTTCCTCTGCAATTTCAAGCTACGTAGGGGCTCAGGGGTTTGCAACAAGTGACGAAGTGAGTACTACCCTTACGGCATATGAGAAAACCGCGGATCTTAATACGACCCTTGGTGGCTACGCGAAAGCCACGGATGTCGCCGCGACTTATCTGCCGCTCTCAGGCGGCACGATGACGGGCGGCATTTCGACGAGCGTCGAGGGCATCCTCGTCGGTAAGGACGACACAGTCGGTCTGCGCATCTCAGGCGGCACGGGGTGGAGCAATGGCGCGTCTGTCGTCGTCTACGGGAAGAGCCACGCGACTTATCCCGGCATGTTAAGGATCAAGGCCGAGGACGGCACGAACGAGCATATCCTGCTCGGCAAGCCTGACGGCACTTTGACTTGGGGTGGCAAGAATATCGTCAGAAGCGTCAACAATGTCGCGGCAGACGCAGCGGGGAATGTGCCGTTAGCGACCGTTGCGACTTCAGGTAGTTACAACGATCTGTCAAACAAACCAAGTATTCCTGATACACCGAAAGCGTATGTTAAGGAAACGTGGAAAAGCGGGACTAGTTGGTACAGGGTATGGAGTGACGGATGGATAGAGCAAGGTGGGGATATTACAACTACGGGTAAAAATCTATATACCGTCACCCTAAATAAAGCATTTTCTACTACAGACTATTTTGCAACGTGTATCGGCAAGATTGGCTCTGTCACAGGTAACGGTGGTGCTAACTATTGTTCTAGTCATACAACGACAACATTTAAGACAGCACAATTTGAAGAAGGTGCACGTTGGTACGCCTGTGGATACTAATTGGAGGTGATTAAGAATGAACTTTGAAATCGGAGAGATTTTCGATGTTGAATACCCGCCCGATGCGGTGGCATGGTGTAACGCAAACAACGCTTTTATCGAAGAAATCGAGCCGAGCGACGAAGGTGTCCGTCGTTTTCAGATCGTCGGCATTCCTGAGCCGACCGCTGAAGAACTCGCCGCGCAGGAACTCGCGCAAGCGAAGGCCAAGCGAGCGGATGCTGTGAGCAGGATCATCGTCGAGGTGGACGGGATGAAGTTCGACGGCGACGAGGAAAGCCAAACGCGCATGGGCCGCACGATTGCCACCACTGTCGCTCTCGGCGTTGACCTCACGACTGGAAAACGAACGTGGGTGCTCGCAGACAACACCATCGCTGAAGTTACCATCGCACAGCTCGCAGAAGCTCTGCGGCTTGCGGGTGACGCGCAGACGGCGCTGTGGACTGTGCCTTATACAGATGGGTCGATGGGGCTACGGGGAAGGTGAAAGCATACGGCGAAGACGGGAAAGAGCTTGTGGAGACCACGACTTCCACGAGTGAAACCGTAACCGATACCAACGCCACTGGCGCCACTTCGGCCTGACCTGCCAGCACACCGCACGGATTGCCGTTTTCAAGCACTTTGGATAACTACCGCTAATCGTTCTGATAGCCCTGTCTTTTGACGGGGCTATTTTTTATCTGTACACTGAAAGTGTAATACCACATAGGAGAGCATATTATGGGCTGCAATACACCGTCTATAGGCAGGGTTTTGCCTCAACCGCGGCTTTCTAATGGAAGAATGACAGAGCTTGAGCTGACTGTTTGGTTCAGATGGATTACCCTCGCTCAGCAGGGCTACCCGAGGGAGAAGTGGGCGCGGTGGGCTGTGGAGAAGTTTCCCGGCGGGCTGCTGGCAGACAAGGCCCGCCGTATGCTCGCAGACTGTGAAGCACACCCGAGTGCCGTTTAATCGAGCGAGAAGGCACCTAGAAGCCTCGCCTTCATGATTCTTGGGGAACTTCCCGTCCGAGCTTCTGGCGAGCCTCTGAGAGCAGTTTAAACTCGATTTGCACTGTCTAAGGGTTAACGAGGTATTACGCTCTTTCCCTGCTGAGGCATAATTCTCGTCATGGAGGTGCCCGATGGATACGGGATTTCTGGAAACCCTGGTGTTCTGGTTTTTCTTTTTTCGCGGCGTCTACGCGTTTGCCGTGGACATTTTCAACATTCTGAGGAGTATGAGATGAAAAGTGACTTGGAGCTTGAGCTTGATGTGTGTGGGGATAACCCGATACTGGTGCTTGTGCAGAAGCAGACGGGGCATCGGCAAGCGGCGATTGAGCTAACCCCTGAGCGCACCGCGCGTCTGATGACTCTGCTTGACCTTGCGAAAACGTGGCAGTCGCGCGACAGGGAGGCTAAATGATTACCGCTGAGTTCCTGGCACGCGCGCTCCCTGAGAAACACGTTCGAAAGCCCTCCCCAACGGGGGAGAAGCGGGTTAATCAGCATATCTCAAAGCCTCTGCCGCCGAAAGCGAAGATGCTTCCGAAGTGCATCAACCGCTGGAAGCATAACCTTTCCTCGGATATCCGCCTCTCGACGGAGATTAAGACGGTGTTCCCGGATACGAGGAAGTTCAACCTGATGGACCCGGAGGGGCTGAGGCGGTTCTTCCGTAACGCCATCTTCTGTCAGCTCGGGGCTTTCCAGCGGGGGATCCCGGAAGAAGCGTGGGCGGGACTTGAGGAGATGTCGAAGTACTGGAAGCAGGCGGATATTCTCGCTTTCCTTGGTATCAGCGCGCCCAACATCAACGCGGCGCTCACCGTGAGGCAGAACCTTTATCGGTTCTCAGGCGCGCGGGAAGGTGTGGCAGACAGAGCTTTGAAGGCGAAGCGGAAGGACATTAAGGGTATTGTCACGGAGTATCGGCAGATCACGGGGGTGTACAGTGTGCCTCAGAAGCTCTTCCCCGAGCCGTTTGTACGTCTTCTTGGAGAGCTTGCCGTAGAGGTGAGCCCGACAGAGTTTGAGACCATCACGGGGTTTCCGCTCGCGAGGTCGCAGAAATTCCGCGAGTGGTACGAGGATAATGTGGAATAGCCACCACCCCTTGGGCAGTAATGGTAAAATTACACTGTTACTATCTGAGGGGTTTTCCGTGTTTAAGGAACTGATATCGGCAATACTGCCTGATAAAACGGAGCAGCTGCTGATGCTCATCGGGGGGCTGCTCGGCGCGGTGCTTAGCTTCCTTTTTGGTGATACGCTGAAAGACGTGGTTTACCTGTTTCTGCTGGTGCTGATTGACTATTGTATGGGCAACGTGGTTGCCTATCGCACCCGCAACTGGAACAGCCACACAGGTTTTCTTGGCGTTACGAAGAAGCTCACGATTTTCGTTGTGGTCGCGTTCTGTCACTGGGCGGATGTCGCTTCGGGGCAGGGGACGCTAAGCTTCCGGGGGATCGCGGTCTGTGCCTACGCCGTGAATGAACTCGGGTCGATTTTGGAGAACCTTGAGCTTCTAGGCTTCGGTGGGGTTATCCCACCGATTCTTCGGAAGGCAATGCGGGTTGCGGTTTCACGATCACTTCCCCCTGAAATGATGGATGAGGTTTCCGATGGAGAGAAAGAGGATACAGGACTGGAGTCTTACAAAAGCAAAGGCCCTGGCAAAAAAGTTTGAGGGCTACCGCACAACTGTGTACAAGTGCCCAGCTGGTGTCTGGACGATTGGTTACGGGCACACCGCGGGGGTTGTAGAGGGCATGACCTGTACGGCGTCTGAAGCGGAGCACTGGCTCATGGAAGACCTGCGGGAGGCGAGGGATCAGGCGTCGCAGCTCCTTGGGGCTACGCTTCTCACAGAGGGCGAGGCAGCGGCTGTGGTGGACTTCGTGTTTAACCTCGGCGCTGGGTCGTTCAGGCGATCCACACTGCTTCAGAAGCTCCTCGCTCACGATATGGACGGGGCGTCGCGGGAATTCCGGAAGTGGATATACTCTGGTGGTGAGGTGCTCCCGGGGCTTGTACGTCGACGGCGAGAGGAAGAGCAGGTTTTCTTAGGAGGGGAATAGTATGGTGAAACCAAAATCCGCGGGGGAGCTTATCGCGAGCCTGAAGGAAGAGCGGGAAGAGGTGTTTGGGCGCTATGAGCGGCTCTCCTCATTTCTTCGAAACCTGAATGTGGAGAAGGGGGAGGGTATCGTTTACGGTGATGGGCTGATGCTTATGCAGAGTAATATTCTTGAGCTTTATCTCTGGGTTCTGGATGCCCGGATTAAGCTTGCCGCAAGGAGTCTGAACTAATGGAAATGGCTGAAGATATGGTGAACCACCCGAAGCACTATACGCAGTATAAGCATGAGGTGATTGAACTCACGTCGTGCTTTGATTTCGTGACGGGGAACGCCGTGAAGTACCTTCTTCGCGCGGCGGATAAGAACGGCGTTGAAGACCTCGAGAAGGCTGTGTGGTATCTGAATTACGGCGCTGAGCACCCTGAGAGTGCCACGCTGCTTAAGCCATGCGGGCTGGTAGATCTTGCTGAGACCTATGGTAACCCGATTGTTACCGACCTCGTGCGGGGTATCGATCTGGCTAGTGCTGGTGTTAGTGTCAGTATTGGTGCCGTTACCACGGCTTTTAAGCGTGCCTCAGACCAGGTGGCGACGTTTATTAAGTTCACAAAAATCATTCGTTCGAAGGAAGAACAGAAGGAAGTGCAGGACGACAGAGATGACGATAGCGAATTTCTTCATTGCGGAGATAACGCTAAGAGCCTCTGGAAGTGGCGGGTTACTTCCGTAACTTACCGATAAGCTATGGCAACCTCAGCGAATTTCTTCATGGCGGACGGCAGGCTCTTTGAGTCTGTGTTCTACAGCTGGTCGGGGGATCAGGACTTCGGGATGTATACGAACGATGGAATTGACATCGGGCGGAAGTTCCTTCGGGGCACAGGGAACCACGGGACACAGTATCAGCGAAGCGACGGCACCGACGTAGGGAAACTTCTCTTTGATAACACATCCCCCGTGCAGTGCTACATCACGTCTGACCAGCCACTGGGGTCAACGTATGGGTGGAAAGTCGGTTACACGTCATACAGTGACGACGTGACGGGTCCCTACTCCTGCCCAACGGTTGTAGTGGCACACCCCTACAACGGCTCAGGGTACTACTCGTACTACTGGGATGTGCTGCGTCTTCGAAACGGCACTGTGATAGCCACAGGTAATTTTTCTCCGGGGCATTTTAGAAGCTACATGACCTATAACACTTCCCGCACGAATCAGTCCCTCAGTACCGTTGGACAGGGTGGACGAGGCGATGGCAATATTGGCTGGCTGGGGGACTTCGACCTTGGCGGGAACTACGGAACACCTAACACAATCCGTTTCCAGTGCACGGTGACGGACACAGTAACTGGCAGTCAGGCTGTGGCTGTGGCTGACTTCTCCTACGCGCCGTACTTGGCTTACCACCGAGACGAATCAGGGAACTAACTGATGACGAGCAGACTTTATATGCCAGACGGCCGGGATTTCGACTCGGTGTTTGCCCACGGCAACTCGGGCTATGAGACGGGCTACTACACCCTCGCGGGGGACGATGTAGGGAATCTCTTCGCGGGAGGCGGGAGCAACGAGGAGTCAACGTACTACGACCCCTCGGGGCGGGATATCGCTAAACTCTTTCGACTGAAGGGGGACGCGGATATCGAGCTCTTCACCCTCATGGAAAATGTGTACAGCTGGGGGCGGTGGGTTGCCGACCTTCAGGCAGGGGCTGTCTATTATGACCCCAGCAGCGGTGGTGTTTGGGATTCACACAAGGAGTACACGAACACTTACCACCAGGATCTGGGGCTCCACATTTACGAGCGGCTCCTCGCGGGTTACCGGGTTGAGTGGGCGTTTCACTTCGGCACCGATGGAAGCACCGACCACACGTACCCCGGTACACTTGCTTCACCCTATGAGTTCATCGTGGAGCAGTACCCCACAAAAGAAGCTCCACAGCTTATTTTCAGGGCTAAGGCAAAGAAGGGGTGGCATAACCTCTCCGTCCGCGCCGTAGCTAACATTTACGTTTCTTGAGGTGTACCATGGCAAAACAGAAATTCACTTGTAATTCGACGTTCGTGTTCTACGCGGATGACTTCCAGGCGGCACAGAACTACGTGCTTGAGGCGCTCCGTAAGGACGAGGAGAAGACCCACATGGTGGTTCAGCGCTGTGACCTCGTCGGCTGGACGAATCCTTCCACCGGGGAACCCGTGACGGAAGACGACAAGTAAGCCCCGACTTTCGTGGCAAAAAGGTATAATTCTACCTATGAAACAGCTGGTTTATGGGCAGGATGATTTTGTTTGCCGGTGGATGTCGGTAAGGATCAAGGGGGAGGGAGACTTCCCCAAAGGAACTCCGGCAATTGGGCTCGAAGAGAACGGGCGGCTGATTGCCGGAGTTTGCTATACCAACTACGACGGCACGGGGATAATGATGAACATCGCGAGCGAAGGGAAGCACTGGCTCAACCGGGCGTTTCTCCGCGCGGCGTTCTCGTTTCCCTTCAACTCGCTTGGAGTGAGGCGTGTGAGCGGGCTTGTTCGCACGGATAATCCCGACGCCCAGCGGTTCGATGAACATTTAGGGTTTAAGCGTGAGGGTCTTATCCGTGAGGGCGATGACGACGGATGTGACCTGATCCTTTACGGCATGCTGAAAAGTGAGTGCCGATTCTTAGGAGTTTGAGGAATGGGAAAGAAGGGCGGAAGCACTACTTATCAGGCGGATCCCCGGGTTGGCGCCGCGATGGAGAAAGAGGCGGCACTTGCTGATAAACAGCAGAACTGGTACGAGAGTGAGATTTACCCGTGGATGAAGGAACAGACGGCTCAGCAGAACAAGTACTCGGAAGAAGACCGGGCGCTCGCGAAGCAGAATCAGGAGTTCTGGCAGAACTACGCCACGGGACAGGCGGATAAGTATAACGGCTATGCCGACGAGTACCACAACCGCTGGAACAATAACTATGTTCCAGTGGAAAACGAGCTCATCGCGGATGCCCAGAAGTACAATAACGGCGCTGAGGCTGAGCGTCAGGCGGGGCTTGCCATTGGGGACTACGCAACGGCGTTTGAGAACCAGCGTAACACTCGCAACATGCAGCTCCAGCAGTACGGCATAAACCCAACATCCGGGTTGTACGCCTCGGCTAACCGGGCGCTGAACCTCCAGCAGGCGGGGATGAGCGCCTATGCCGCGAACGCCGCGCGAAGCGCTGCCGATGCCCTCGGGTGGAACAAAAAGCTCCAGGTGGCACAGCTTGGGCAGAACTACATCAACGCGACGAACAGCGCGGGTCAGGTGGCGAACTCCACCGTTGGGACGGCGGGTACGCTCTCGTCTAACTTCGGCACACAGGCGAACACCTACGGCCAGCAGGGGCTCTCCAACATTGGCACGCTTTTCAACACGGGGCTTAACTCCTACAACAGCCTCCAGAACGCTTGGGGTAACTATGGTAACCTCGGTGTCAACATTGGTAACCAGAACCTGAAGGCTCAGGAGCTTGCTAATAATCAGGCAAATGCCGATAGCGCCGCTACGGGTTCCGCTATTGGTTCTATCGCCGCTATTGGTGGCACTGTTGCCGTGGCAATGTGATGAACGTACTCGAAGATCTCTTCAGCCGGCACGACAAGGTGGCGCTCCTCTTCTCGGGGGGTAAGGATAGCCTCGCGTGCTTCTACCTCTGTGAGCCGTGGTGGGATAGGCTCACTCTTGTCTGGGTGGACACGGGGCGTAACCTCCCGGAGGTTGAGGCTATCGTTACCGACTGCGCTAAGCGTGTGGGGTGTGTTGCTCGGCTGACTTCCAACCAACACACGTTTGTCACACACCACGGGCACCCAACGGACGTTGTCATCTCAGACTCCACGGGGTTAGGACAGCTCGTCACTCGGAAAGGTATTGGGCGGGGACCGCGGGTGTGTGACAAGTGGGAGTGCTGCAAGGCAAATATCTGGGATCCCATCGCACGGTGGATGGCAGCGACCGACTGTACGGCGGTTATCAAAGGGCAGAAAGCCTGTGACCACTATTTCGGTCCGAGCTGGGGGCTCCCGGCAACTAAGGCTGATGGCTCACCACTTGAAGTGTGCTTCCCCGTGCTCGATTGGACGGATGATGATTGCCGGAAATTCCTCAAAGGCAAGGGGAACCCGGAGCTCCTGGCACTTGAGCACACGTCGTTTGATTGCTGGGACTGCACGGCATACTGGGAGGGGCTTCCCGGCAGAATACAATATCTGAAGCAGCACCATCCGGAGAAGGCACGCCACGTCATCTGGCTCTTCCGGGAGATGCGGAAAGACATTTCGCGGGCGGTATCGGTGTTGGATGAAAATATGGAGAAAGAAGCATGAGCTGGGCTATTGGGTTTAATGCCGCCTTGAAGAGCGGTTTGGATACATGGAATAAGCTCTCGGAGGCGAGAAAGATTGCCGCGAGGGACGAGGCAGACGCCGCGGTTAAGGCGAACAACGCCGCCGCGGATAGCGATGTAAAAGCCTACGGTCAGGCGGCTACAGACGCGATGAACGCTAACAGCCTCGACGCCGCCTATAAGACGTTTGGCGGGGACGACTACAAGAACCTCACCGACTCACAGAAGAAGACCATCGCGGATGAACTCACGTCGCGGGGGCTCTATAACCCGAAGACCGGGGTGTATAACGCTCGCGGGGTTGCCGAGATGTACCAGCCGAAGGCTCAGCCGTCCGCGCTTTCAATGGGTGCGGAGGCTCCGGTGGGCGTGCCCTCTACGCAGCCCGTGCCGGTGGCTAACCCCGCGGCACCTGTAGCGCTGGGAGGTGTGGGTGCCACGGGGGCTCAGGCTAGCCCTCAGGCACCGGTGCAGACCGCCATCCCTCAGTGGCAGAGCGATATCGCGAATAACGCCCGCGTTTATGGCGACGAGGCGGCGAACAGGAACCGCCTCATCCAGCAGGATCTCGGGGAGTCCGTGCAGCGCCGCATGAAGACGCTCGGTGATGACAACGCGCAGGCGATGCATACGTATAACTCGTGGTACAACCCCGACGCGCTTGATAAAGAGGACGAGTATAAGCTGAACCAGGGGTTCAGACTCCTCGGTCGCGCCGTGGCAAATGGCGACGCCGGGGCACAGTCGCTTCTCGTTGCTGGGTATAACGCGATGAACCCGGGGGCTAAGATCCTCTCGAACGGCGACGGCACTTACAGCATGGCGGACGCCAACGGCAACCCCACGGGGAAGCCTTTTGTTCCGTCGGTCGCGCAGATGGGGCAGACAATGACCCAGCTCTACAACGTCGCCCGCGCCATCAAGACCGCGGACTTCGATAAGCTCTCCGAATCGATGCTGAAAGCCGCGCAGACGAGGTACGCCAACGCCAACGCAGATATTGCCGATGCTAATGCGCGCTATGCCACTGAGAACGCCAAGAACACAGCCGAAGGGAAGAGACTCGTGAACGAGGGGCAGGTGATTAAGAACCAGGGCGGGGCGATCGACAATTCGTGGAAGCCTGTGAATTATGCTCTGGGTGCTAAAAAGACACAGGCTGACATCGATAAGACTAATTGGACTAGGAAATACGGGGATGCAGCCCTCGCAGAAACCATCCGCCATAATAGGGAAACGGAAAAAAACCAGCAAGCGAGGGTGGCGGCTTACATAAATGCCAGTAGAGGCAAAGACCTCGGTATCACATTTAAGGACCCTGATGAAAATGGTAACCAAGTGATGACATTTGGCAATGGACAGGTTGCTGGCATTCGTGGTGCTAATGGCGTAACCTTCGCGCCAAACGACAAGGACGGGCGAATCATTGCGGGGCTTACTCAACAGGCGAGACCCCTCGGTCTTGGGGTTGCGTATGTTCCGTTGGATGGCGGCTATTCCGTAGTGCGCGGGAATTATGTTGCCAGAGGTGTCGACGGTAGAGATGCACGAGGGCTTACGTCAAGTGAGGTGGTTAGCTGGCTTAAGCAGAACGGTGTAAAGGCTGGTGGCGGCAAAGGCACTAAGGGCTCTGCCAAAGCATCGCGGGCGATTGACCTTCCGGAATACGGCTATTGAGGATAACGACGAATGGCAAAGAATAACGGGCTGACCCCTATTAGCGCTCTTGGTGATATTGGCCATATCATGGGGGATGAGGAAGCCGCAAGCACTGAGACCACGTGGGACAGGGTTAAAGATTTCGGGCGTTCAGTCGGCAAAGGTGTTGTTGGCTTAGCTGAGACCGTCCCCGCGGCGTTGGACTTCGGTGCTGATCAGTTGAAGCAGGCAGTAACGGGGAAGAAGCTCACCGAGGATGAGATGCTCACCCCCGGCGCTCTGCAAACCCTTGAGCCGATCCGTCAAAGCATCGATAACAACATGTCCTTCCACCACAAAATCGCTCAGCGGGAGTTCGACGAGGCGACGAACACCGGGGACAATGTGCGGGATGTGGTCGGTGGGCTTGGCGCCTTAGTGGATAATCCCTCTCTGGCACTTGATTTCACGGGTGAGCAGGTGCCTAACCTCATTGCCATGGCAGCTACTGGCGGCGCTGCTGGCGCGGTTGCTAAGAAAGCTGTTACCGGGCTGATTGCCAAACAGATGGTGAAGTCCGGGCTCTCTGGTGATGCCGCTCTCTCAGCGGCTGAGAAAATCGTCGCTGAGGGCACTAACAAAGCCGCTCGTCGGGCGATTATGGCGGGCACGGGTGCCGGCATCTACGCAGGCTCCGCGCCGCTCTCCGTTGGTGGTATCTCTCAGCAGATTATCCAGGATAACATAGACGCCGGGCGAGACCCGAGCGAGAACCTTGGCTATGCTGGCGCTGGTTTCGCTACGGCGCTCGCTGACCCCCTCCTCGCCGCTATCCCGGGGGCGGGCTCTCCACTTCGCATGGCACTCCGTAACAGACTGGGGATTGTCGCGGAAAGGGCGGCAGCTGAGCCTGCTAAGGGGGGCATCCGTCAGGCAATTGGCGGTGTCGTTCGTCCCATGGCGAAGGGTGCTTTTGGTGAGTCGGCAACTGAGAGTGGTCAGGAGGTGGCGGAAAACGCGGCGTCCAACGTGGCGAACGGTGATGATTGGAACAAGGGCTGGGGCCGCACGGTTGCTCAGACCATCGCGAGCACCGCACCTCTTGGTGCCCTGTCGGGTCATGGTGACTCACGAGCTGCTCGTCGTGTGGTGACGCCGAGAGAACAGTCTGACCTGTTGGGTGGGAACCCGACCCGCAGTTATACTACCCCAACCGACGAAGCCACGGCGGATTATGCGGGCAAGCACCCGGGGGACGCGGAGAGCGTCGTTGCCGGAAGCGCGCCGATCGTGCCGGCGGTCGACCAGCCGGGGGCCACAGAAGCTGTTAACCCCACAGAGGCTGTTAATCCCACAGAGGCTGTTAACCCCACGGGGGTAGTTGATAACTCTATGGAGCCTGCCACCGAGCCGGGGTCTCCTGCCGCGGCTATGGACGCTGGGGATATCTCGCCCGAGGATATGGCGGCAGTGAATGCAGAGAGTGCCGCACGACAACAGGCAGAGGAGCGCTCCTCGCAGCTCTTCGATAGTGTCTCCACAGGGGCTTTCAAAACAACGGAAGAAGCGAACGAGCTTAAGAGTCAGTTCTCTCAGCTTCCCGCGGAGAACCAGGCTGTCGCCGCGGCTCAGCTTATTGGAGTCAAGCCAACCAAAGCGCGGGTTACCGACGCTATCAACATGGCTCGGAGCGCTGACCCCGCTAAACTCATCGCGGATAACAGCCGGGCTATTCAGAGTGCTCTTCACTCGGCGGACGCGAAAACCCGCGTCACCGCTCTGCCGCTCCTTGCTCAGCGTGGTGTGATGCTCGGTAAACTCAATCCGAACGACGTGAACGAGTTTCTTCACGGCACTGGCGAGGGGCTAGGTGACGAGGGAGGACTTGCTCGCCAGCTGAACAGCGCCTTTGAGCAGATGGATGACAACATGGCACTCTGGGTGGCAGCCAATAAAGCCAGCCGCAAAGCCCGCACCGACCTCATCAAAGCTCAGATCGCCGTTAAACAGATGGAACGTGCCGTGAGTCGGGCGGGGAATAATGAGGACGCGCTTAAGACCGCGAAGGCTAACCTTGAGAAGGCAAAGGCTAAAGTGGTTGCCCTTCAGGACACTATCGCCGACAGCACCGAGCAGGCAGAGCAGGCGAAAAAGCTGAACCAGGGGATCTATGCACGTCTGAATCAAATGACGAGCGACGACGTGCTCTTTGGCAGCAAAGCTGAAGAGATGGCTGGTAACGTGGCTAACGCCACCACTGAAACTCAGTCTGCTCAGGAAGCTCAGCCCACTCAAGAAACACAGAGTACCACGGCTGAAGCGGGTGAGCAGGCTCAGAGTACCCATGCTGAGCAGAGTACTCAGGCACGTAGGGAAGCCACACCGGCTAATGTTCAGATTACCCCTGACCAGCCGGCTAACGGCGGTACTACGGCACTTGAGGCCTCTCCTGCAGAGCCGGGGATCTCCAGTGTTGCCCCGGTTTCCACGGGGGCAGTTAAGGGTACGTCTCTCCGGAAGAGCCGTAAGAAGGTTGGCGGTGAGAGCATTGCCGAGACTACGGGGGCTGTACCCGAAGGGTCGAGCCTCACGCAAACAGCCAGCGCTCCTGTGGCAGAGGAAGTCACTTCGGCTAAGCCCAAGGCTAAGCAGGCGGCGAAGAAGCCCTCAGCTCAGGCGGAAGCCCTGAAGGCTAAGGTGGCTGAGAAGAAAGCGGCTAAGAAAACAGCAGTCAAAAAGGCTGTCAAGAAACCTGAGGCTGTTGAGCCTACGGAATCCCCTGTTACCGAAGAAAAGAAAGCCCCGGCTAAGCCCAAGGCTAAGCAGACGACGAGGAAGCCCTCGGCTCAGGCAGAAGCCCTGAAAGCTAAGGTGGCAGAGAAGAAAGCAGCCAAGAAAACTACTAAGAAGGCTGGGCCTGCTAAGCAGACAGCAGAGGAAGAGAAACCCGCCGTTGTCACGGAAACTCCCGCTATCAGTGAAGAGAGATCAACAGCTAAGGCTAACCGTGTGGCGGGAGTCACCGAGCACATTACCAAAGACAGAAAAGTTGGCAGCGCCATGAAGCAGCTTATTGCTGATGGCAAAGCCAAGGTGGTTGACTCGGTCTCCGACCTGCCCGAGCACCTCAGGGAGGAAGCCGGGGATGCCAAAATTCAGGCAGTCTACGACCCCGAGAGCGGTGTAAGCTATTTCGTCGCGGAAAACCTCGATGTCAATAACCTGACCCCTGTGGTAGCCCATGAGCTTGGTGTCCACATGGCGTACGACAAGGGGAACAAAGAAGTGATGCAGCCCCTCGTCGACCAGGCGGTGAAGCTCATGAATGATGGGCTTAAGGTTAACACCCCGTTCGCGAAGGAGCTGCGGAATCGGCTGAAGAACGCTGGTCTCCTCACAGAAGATGGCAGTGTCAAGCCGGGTTACGAGGACGAGGTGTACGCCTACCTCGTGGAGAACGAGCTCTCCCGCCGCGTGGTTTCCTCAGTGGCCAAGCGCCTTTGGAATGATACGGTCAGCACCGTCCGGCAATGGCTCACCAAGCATAAAATCGTTTCCGTAGGGCACCTGACCACTAAGGACCTTGCCAACATTGCTATCGCGAACGTGCGGGAAATGGCTAAGGCAGGTAAATCCACACCCCCTACGCCACCCAAAGGCGGTAAACCCAAGGCTAAGTTCTCTATCGCCATGGCTGATGCCCCGATGAATATCAGCGACGAGCAGATGCGGCAGTACCTCAGTGAACTCACAGACGCCGACAGAAAGGCGGGTATCGTGGGCTACGAGGGGGGTGAGCCGGTCTACGACCACGTGCCGGTGAACGACTGGCAGCGGCACCTTGAGCGCACAGTGAACGACAGAGCGGTGGGCTACATCACTCACCACATGGAGCCGGGCTTTGCTCGCACGGCGCTTATCAAGGCACTGGACGCCGTGGGGCACATCACAGGTAAGTGGGGACCGAGAGTTATCTTTACCCGCGACCTCATGAGGTTCCTTCGCCCGTTTATCCCGTCCGCCACCAGGTTCTTCAACACCAAGGTGAAGAAGAACGGCATTCGCCGTGAGTACCTCACTCGGGTCGAGGACGTGAAGAAAATCGCGAAGGGGCTATCCACGGAGAGCCGGCAGAAGGCAAACGAGCTCATTAGGTTCTGTGCGGTACATCGGGTGTTCTGGACGAAGGAAGCACCGGACTATATGGAGCGCCAAGGTGACCGGGGGATGAGGCAGTGGGAGGAGTATCTCAAAGCCAATAAGGACAATAAGGCGGCGGGCAAAGCTGAAGCGGCGTTTAAATCCCTCAGCCATCAGGAGCAGGCGCTGGTAAAGGCTTACTTCGAGTGGACGTATGAAGCAAAACGCGGAGAGATTAACGCCAAAGAGAACATCCTTAAGCTGGACTACGACAGCAGTATTCAGGAGGCACAGGATGAGGCGGACCAGTACGCGGCGAAAGCTAAGGCGCTCCGGGCTAACCTCAAGGATGAGAAAGATCTGAAACAGGCGGTTGCGTGGGAAAAGAAAGCCAAAGCCCTGCGTAACCAGGCAGCCTCCCTCACGGAGCAGAAGGCTGAGGCCCACCGGGTACTCGCGGCTGAAGAAGAGCTCCTCTCGGCGCCGTATGCCCCGCTCGTTCGTCTCGGTGACCACCTCGTCATTGGTAAGTCCGAGACACTCCGGGATATCGAGCGCCAGGTGAATGCACTGAAAGAAAAGAAAAAGCAGGCGGCTGTCTCCGATTGGAGCAGAGAGGATGAGGTCAAACTCCGAGGGCTTCGGAAAACCCTTGAAGCTCTGAAGAGCAACGGGAAGGACTATTACGTAGGGTCGGTTAATGGCTCGGCGTCAGCCAAAGCCGCTCAGCATGACCTCGCCAAGGAGTACCCCAACCTGCGCTTCGAGGAGCCTGTGCCGGTCACAGATTCTCTTCAGCAGGGGGTCATTGGCATCTCAAGCCTCAATAACGTCATCGAGCAGTCGAAGATCATGTTGAGCGACGATAACGAGGACGCAAAGACCGCCGAGGCTATCAAGGCACTCAACACAGCGGCACGCGAGCTTCTCGCGAAGTCTCTTGTGGCAAACAGCATCTATAAGCACAGCCTGAAGCGGCTCGGTGTGCTGGGGTACGAGGGTGATATGCTCACAGCGCTCGATAGCTACGCTGACAAGCAGGCTACGCACATCGCCACGCTGGCAACCCTCCGGGAGACCACGGGTAACCTCTCCGCCATGCTGGAAGAGAAGCATAACCTTTCCGAGAAAGACCGGGAGTACGCGGGTACCCTGCTGAACGAGGTCATCCGACGGGAAAACCTTGACATGTACACCTCCGGGAAACACTGGACGGGGGCAGTCGCTCGTACCAACGCGGCGTGGATGCTCTTCACGAACCCGGGGTACTACATCCAGAACATGACACAGCCGTTCATGATGTCGGTGCCATACATGGCGGGGCGCATCAAGGGTGAAAACCTCTACCAGCAGGTGGCGAATACCTACGCCACCATCGGTAAGCGGTTCGTCAGCCACCGGGGAGAGCCGTACACCATTGATGATATGGTTGCCGATAAGCTCATCACAGGTGAAGAGGCGGTGATGCTGAAACGCCTTCAGGCTGAGGGGCTGCTTGACACCAACATGGAGTCGGAGTACGGCAAACTCGATGAGTCGAGCAACAAAGCCCTCCACCTAATGAAGAAAGCAAGCGACCGCTTCATGGAGATTAACCAGCGAATCGAGCAGCTTAACCGCGTGACAACCGCGCTTGTCGCTTACCGCAACGCAAAGAAGCACCCCGAGGCGATGGAGGGCGTGGAGAAAGAGCTCTACATTCCCGCTGACTTCGACGAGCACACGGTGCTTGACCTCAACGCCTACTCCTTCACGAGCGAGGTGATCGAGCGTACCCACGGTGACTACTCCGACCTCAATGCCCCGAGCTTCATGAGAGCTGGTGGCATGAGCATGGGTGGGTTGGAGAAGCTAGTCTTCCAGTTCCGCAAGTACTCCATCATTCAGATGGGGTTCTTCGCCCACATGGCAAAACTCGCGTTCTCTGGGGCTACCCCACAGGAGCGTGCCATTGGGCGCCGAATGCTCCTTCAGCACCTCGCGGTCTCCCTCACCACCTGCGGTATGAAAGGTACGTTCCCTCTCGCCTTCATTCTCTGGGCTGGCGCGGCGGCGTTTGGCGATGATGACGACGACACGGAGAGCTACTGGCGACGGGTTATTGGGAACGATAAGGCGTCCGACTTCCTGCTTCACGGCATGGCCGCGGGATTCGGTGGTCCTGATATGGGCGCTTACATCGGCTCGGGGGATCTGGGGAACTTCTACCCCATGTTCCAGCGGCACGAGGACGTGGGACTGATAGAAGATATCCTCTATGCTCTCGCAGGTCCTACCGGCAGTCAGGTTGAGAAAGCCCGTAAGGGGTTGGTGAACCTTTGGGAGTCCGGAAATCTCATCACCAACGGCGATATCGACCCGTATTTCCGTATGGGCAACTTCACTAAGGCTATGGAATTCCTGCTTCCGAAGGGCTTCAGTAACCTCGTGAAGTCAGTGGACTACCTGAATAACGGTGTAACGTCGGCGTCGGGCGCTACAACTTACATCCCGGCTGAGGACTACACAGCGGTGGACGCCATGTTCCAGGCGCTCGGTCTCCCGTCCTACAAACAGACCTTCGCCTACTGGGATAAGGCTCGTTACTTCGAGAACAGGAACTGGCTGAAGAGCGAGAAGCAGGACCTCGTGAAGCTTGCCCGAGAGGGTAAGACGGGTACTGTGATACGGCGGCTTCCCGAGTACAACCGGAGAGCGAAACACATTGGGCAGAAGCCCACCACGCTCTCGGCAATTCAGAAGTCCGCCAATAAGAAGAAAGCACAATAAAAATAAAACCCCTCAAGCCCAAAAGCTTGAGGGGTTGCTTTATCAAAAGAGTTTAAACTGCCTCGGGATTCCCGTCTTTCTGAGGTTCCTCAGGCAATGATTCAGCTGAGGGAGCTACACCGTCCTTAAGCAGCCCGATCTTCCGTGCCCAATCGCGGATATCGCCGACACGCCAAAGACGGGGGGTAGTCGGGCCCATGTTAGGAAGGTCAAGAGGCTGTGGAATTCTGCCCATCCTTCGCCAACGAAGCACACCCTGACGGGTAAGCCCCGTGAACTTCACCAAGTCGCCTACGGTACACATGGCATCGTCGGAGACGTTGCGGTCAAGGATATCGTTAAATGTTCTGCGACGTTCATTCCCATATACAGCTTTCTTTTCCATGATTAATCCTCCAATTTAACAGCAGAGCCGTTTTCCTTTTCAATCAGCTCGCAAAGCAGTTTGTAATTCAACTCCCAGCACCGTGTCGGAAGCGTTGGAATTATGGTTGACGTTCCAAGACGCACCAACCGCCGTTGGTTAACGGTGACCCCGTTATCCTGCAAATATCCCCACAGAGCATCCCGATCAACCCGGTGCTCAACGCACCACTTGCCAACAGCGGGCGCCGAGATTAACAGCTCGCCGGCGAAGGGTTCCTTGTACGACTTCATGTTGGGGGTAATCAGCCTGCCCACCAATTGATTCTTTATCCGGGGGGTGTATGGACTGCTGCCCTTAGGAAGCCTGAAGTACTCCGACTGAAAGATATCCTGCTGGTAGTCCGTCATCATCTTCTGAATAGCGTCGGCGTAGTCTACCGTGTTCGTCTCTTCCGTCAGGTCGATGAGCCGACCAACTACCCGGATAGCGAAAGTAAAGAGCTTATCGAGGTCGAAGGCTATGACCCCGAGTGACTTCATAATCTTCGCCGCTGACAGCGTCAATATGACGTGGTCACGGAAAAACCGATACTTCGGGTCTGCCATGAGTGCGGAGTCCGCGGGGATGCGGGTGCTCACCTCAGTGAACAGCTCGGCCACCTCAGCCTTGTGGTTCACCACCCACTTGATGTAGGTGTCACCAACAGCGCCGACGTTGTGGGACATCTCGGTGAGCTGCTTCGCAACTGCCAGAGGCTCGAGCTTCGGGATGTTGTAGCTATCAACGCGAATCTCGAAGAGACGCATAGCCTCAGCTTCCGTCTGTCCGTTCTCGGCAAGGCGCGCGCCAATATAGGTGTTGCCGGTAAGTGCCGCCTGAAGATGCCACGACTCGCGACCAGCGAACCGCACGCCACCCTGACCCACACGGAGGCGCATAGGCTCAGTGCCGTTGGAGAGCGCGTAGGCGAGCTGTGAAAGCGCCTCGGGCTTCATGCTCGTCACCTCATCAAACAGCGCCGGGAGGTCGGAGAGCGTACCAAGAAACGCCGAGCGGGCTTTCGGTGTAGCCCCAACGTCACCAGCGACCGTGAGCGCCATAGCGTCGCCAAATGCGTAAAGCGCTGCCTTACACGCGGTGGTCTTGCCGCGCCCCGACGCCGCGCCAGTGAGCGCTACCGGGATGCCACAGTACGCCTTGTCGTAGAGCCCGACAAGAGGGCTTGCCATCATGGAGAGAATGACATACTGCATCGGCTCCATACCCTCACGGTTATAGACAGCGTTCAGAGCCCTGGCATAACCCTCAATCGTCCCCTTAGGCGGGGGGAGGGCTCCCTGCACATCCTCGGCATACCCCGAGAGAAGCGCGCTTGAGGTTGTGCCATCAGGCTTATAGAGGCGCTTGCCAATAAGGAAAGAGCCGTCCGCCTGCCATCCGAAACTACTATATGTCGGCAGGACCCCCTTAACTGCGGCGATCCTGTCAACCTGATCTCTTAAATATGCGCTCATATTCTTTGCCGCGTCCTCATTGTTATAGAGCATCAGCTCCTTCGAGCCGAGAAGCCCCAAGAGTTTAGGCCCACCCTGCCCGATGACATCACCGGGGAGCATGAACTCACGGATAACCGGCTTATCTCCGGGGAGATGGAACCGCACCACATACTCGTACTGGCCGTCTGCCGTGCGAATACGCCCAGCAAGATAGAAGAGCTGCCGGCAGAACACTCTCGGTGTCACGGTGCCCTTCGTCTCCGACTTCACCCAGCGGATAAGCGACTTCCCCGACCACGTGTACCCTTCGGGGAACGGTGGGATTTCCTCAGTGACCTCGGTATCCCCAAGCCCCTCTTCCATTGTAGCTTTGATGACCTCACGCTTATTCTCAGGAGCGAGGCGACCGAGAATAAGAGGGGTCTTAATCTTCCTGCGGAACGGGCACCCTGCGCAGTTGCCGGCACACGCCCCCGCAAGGGCTTCACAGGTGGACGGACCCGATGACCATGAGGTGAATCGCGCCTTGGCGTCTGTCTGGTCATGCCCCGTCTCAGCGCGCCGTGCTGACCACTCCTCAGCAAGCGGCAGCCCTTCCTCACAGAACGTCATGAGCCCAATGAGAAGACGCCACGTCTCGTAGTCCACGTCTCCCTGGGTATCCCTGAGCTTCTGCATCAGGAGGCACTTCTTCGCGATCTCACGTCCCGAGTACTTCGCCCCCGCCTCAACGACCAGCGGGTCTGTGTCATCCACAGAGAGAAAAGCCGGAGCGGCACCCAGCACTGGAGCCGCAGGTGTTTCCGCCGGAAGCGCTTTATCAGTGATTGCGAGAATCACCTCAGGGTCAACCGCCTCAGCGTCTGACTCCAGCGTAACGACCACGGGGTTAGCCGGGTCTTTCCGATTACGCATCCCCACCGGGCGAAGGAGAGAAGCCATGTCCTCGGCACGCGGTGGGTCAAACCGCAAGCCGTTTGCCTGCATCAGAGCCTTGAGCCCTCGTGCCCCACGGAGCCATACATCAGGCGTTACCGCACGGGTTAGGAGCCAGTAGAGGTGATAGCCGTGTCCGGAGTCAATGACCATCGGGCGAGGCACCCCTGTTGAGACAAGCCAGGCATCGAGTGCCTTAAGCCCCTCAGCCTTCGTGGTATAGCAGGACTCCTTATCACAATCGAAATCACACCACCACGCCTTAAGGGACTTCACATTGTTTTTTACTCGGCGGATATCTGAGAAAACAGCACAGGCACAGTAGACGTTACCAGCGCCCGCGGCGTCCAGCCTTGCGGCAAACGCGGCGGCTTCCTCAATTGTGGGGAGCGCCTTATTTCGCATCCGCTTGTCTGGCGTGAGGAACGAGATGATGTGATACCCGTCTGGCTCCCAAATCCGCTCTAAAAATTCCTTGGTGTTCATCACACCGTCCCCCAAAACAGAAAGTCAAAAAAATAGCCGATGTAACCGCTCGGCAAACACGGGTTCTGGGGAACTCTTTAGTCGTCGAACGCGTTAGCGAATGAGTCAATCAGGGAATCCGCTGACGCCGTGGTGGTTTCAGCAGGCTCAGCCGCAGGAGCCGGAGCAGCCGCGGGCTTAGCCTTTGAAGCCTTAACAGGTTCAGCAGGCTTCTCCGAAACAAACGGAGCCGGAGCGGCGATAGGGGCCTCACGTACCGTGGTCACCGAGTCGGAGATGAACACAGCGGAGTCCTCAGCCTCCCGATCGACGTCAGTGATGGACGGGACTTCACCGATGATAGCCCGCACGAGTTCGCTCTTAGAAACCTCAACCGCCTTACGGTACGTCGGCTCATCCACATAGCCAATCGGCTTGAAGAGGAGACGAGGTGTGGCGACCGACGGGTCGAAACTAATGCGGGTTACCACACCCTGATACGGCACCTTATGCTGAGCAAGCACACGGCCAAGCTCACCGAGGGTCTTCATGCTCGTTGCCGGCACACGGATGAGGTACGGGTCATCGAGAGCGTTGACCGCGGCCACAGCGATACGGACACTGTCCGAGCACGCCTTACCCTTACCCATAGTGCCGTCGGGGTTACGACGGGAGCCAAAGGCGTTGTAGGGGCACGTGGCACAGGACTGTGAGCAGGGCTGGGCGACTGAGGCGTCCGGGTGCTTACCGTCGTTACTGAAACAACGAGGCTTGATATCCTCACCTTCTTTGAACACCTGATCGTAGTAGGCCTTGCTCTTATTCGGGTTCGACTTCACGAGGATAATGTCGAGGTAATTCGCCGGGGACTCCGGGTCCTTCGGGTTCATCATCGGGTGGCGGTCACCATCACGCACCACCGTGAACACCTTACCCTTGATGGAGATAACCGGGAAAGAGAGTGAAGCGTGTGCCGTGAGGTCATTGTCGTCTTCGATTCCCGTGAAGAAAGAAGGAACCGTCGTGTTAGCACCGAAAGGAATAACGTTGGAAGCCATGATAATTTGTCCTATATAGTTGCCCGGGGGTTCCCCCGGGCGGAGTAGTTATTGTTTATTCACCACGACGAACGCCGGCTTTAATCACCTCAACGCGATTAAGCCCCGGCGGAAGCTCGCCTGTCTCTGCCGTGAACTCCTCAATCGCGGTCTTTGCCGGGCGGGCATCCAGCAGCTCATAGTGTCCCGAGCCAATAACGTAATTGAGAAACGCTTCTTTATCCGCGGACGTGATGGACACCACGTGACGCTTATAAATCGTGCCCGACGGTGTACGGAAAGATTCTACGCCTTGCTCCGCCATCATGGCGACCGCCTGAGCGCCAAGCTTCTCAAGCGCTTCGTCGTAAGGCGCCAGCGCTTCCGCCTGTTCCTGCTCGAGCTTACGCTTCGCGTCACGGATTTTGACGTAGGTCGCAACTACCTGTTCAACCGTCATATTCTTGATATCACACATCTTGGAACCTCCTAACTAACTAGTTAATTCTTATAGCTACATAGTACAACTGTTTCAATATACTGTCAAGTCGTTCTCTTTCACCATCTGTAAGAGTAAACCCTGAGTACTTTGCCGCTGGCTCAGCTGCCGGTACACATGCTCCTCAAATGCCGATGAGACGAAGTGCACAATGACCGTCGTGTGTGTCTGACCCGGTCGACGGATGCGAGCGCACGCCTGCTGATACACCTCGTTACTGTAACTTGGACCGTACCACACAATGGTCGTGGCGGCGATCAGCGTAAGCCCGTGGCTCATCGTAAGCGGGTTGGCAACAAGCACCTGAGGGTCTTTGCTATGCTGAAAGCTGTAGAAAATCTCATCACGTGCCGCCTTCGACGTGCTGCCATCAACCACAGCAACCGTGTGTCCCTGCTTTTCAAGGAAAGACTTAACATCCGAGAGGGCAGATGAGAACGGCACGAACACAATCACCTTGCCCTCCGACTCCTCAACCACCTCCTCAAGCACCGCCTGGCGCTCTTTGGCACCGACGTAGAGTTCCTTCCCGGCACCCCCGTAGACCACCCCACAGGCAATCTGAAGAAGCTTGGACGCCTTGACAGCCTCGTTCACCGCAAGCACCTGACCGTCTTTGCCAATCTCCGCGAAGAGAGTTTTCGCCATGTCGGTGAACGCCTTCTTCTGCTCCGGGGACATGCTGATTTTGCGGGTTGAAATGATCTGAGGCGGAAGGTCAACGGCGTCATCCAACGAAAACCGTACTGCCGGTGCCATCACCCGATGAACATCATCAACCGCTGTCTTCTTTGCCTCCCAGCGGAACTGCGAGACGTGTGTCATCACCCGCTCACGCCACGCCATGAAGCTCCTTGGGAGATCCGGGTTACCCGGGTTCACAAGTTTCACCTGCCCGTAAGCGTCCTCAGGGCTATTCGGGATCGGCGACCCCGTCATCCCCCACACACGGCGCTTGCCACCGAGCTGCTTATTACAGATAGTGTTCATGCTCTTCCAGCGCTTCGTGCGACTGTTCCGGAAAAGAGCTACTTCATCAATAATGATAAGGTCAATGTCCGGGCGCTCCCGCAGGTCGTCAGCGATAATCTCCTGACCATCCGGGTTGATGATATAAATATCTGCCGTTCGATCAGCGAGCAGCTCCTTACGCTTTTTCGCGGCACCATAGAGCACCACCGCCCGGTGGTTTATGAACGACCGAAACACCTCATCTGCCCACGTCCGCTCCATCACCGAGATGGGACACACCACAAGTGCCTTGTGTACGTAGCCGAGCTTCTGAAGGTAATCAAACGCCCAGAGCGCCGTAATCGTCTTCCCAAGCCCCATAGAGTTCAGGATGAAACACCGCGGGTTCATTGAGGCAAACTGCGCCGTCTGCTTCTGCACGTCGAACGGCTTAAATTTCCCCGGATAGTCGTAGTAAAGGTTCATCGGGTCGGGGATTCGCTTGAACCCCAGCTGACGAAGCGTTACAACCTCCTTCGGCTTATGCGGCACGGCAACCAGAACATCCCCCGGCTTATCGGAAACTACCTTTGCCGACGGCACCACGTCAACGAGCGGTGATTTGCTGTGGACACGAAGGATAATCTCCTCCGTGTCACGCTTGATTACTGCCATGGCTACTCCTCCTAATCTCAATAAATCATTTCTTTCCAGACCACCCTCGGTTTGCCGAGCGGCTGCGCATCCTCAGGTTACTCCGGGCGTTAGTGCCTCCGCGGTCCAGCATCACCTTGTGGTCAACGTCCATACCGTCGCCGACGTGTGCCTTACCCTCTCGGATCATCTCGCGCCTCGCGGCGTTCCTCAGCACTCGGCGCCTCACCTGCTCCGGACTCTTCTGATACTCTTTCTGATAAGCCCGCTTCGCCGCCTGGCGCTCCGCTTTACTTTGTGCCATTTCGCTCCCTCGCCTTTTGCTCCAGCTCGTAATCCGCGGCACAGTCCTTATCGCAGAACAGCGCTCTCGGGTCCTCGAGCTTCTCACCACAGTAAAAACAATACCCGGTCGGTGTCATCCGTCGGGCGCCTGCTCTGATGTTGGCAACCCTCACCTGCATCAGAGTCTCCATATCACGGTCAGCAACGTCTGCCGCATCCATAACTACTTCTCCTTCACGGCAGACAACGCCGCGATAACATCATCAACAGAGTCGGCTACCACGGCAACCCCTGCGTGGTCGGCAATAGCCTTGAGGTTTCGCTTCTGATTCGCTGTCGTGTTTGCTTTCTTCCCCGGTGCTTTGGTTTCAATCGCCACGAACTGCCCCAGTGTTTTACCTACCATACCTGAAGTAATCGTTATAGGACGACAACAAACCAGATCGGGGATGCCCACAGTGCCAAGACCATTTTGGGACGGAAAATAGTACCAAATACCCTCAGACACCAGGTACTTCTTAACAGCCTGCTTAACTTTTCCTTCAGGAGTCATCATGTCTTATTTTCCACAATAAGAACAATTTTTAACCGGGCAGTATTTCCGACACAGCCCGTTCGGTCTCTTCGGAAACTCACCACTCTCACACGCCCTCTGTAACTGCGCAACCGTCGGGAGAAACGTCTGCCAAATCTCCGGCAGCTCCTCGCGTTTGTACTCCGCTCTGTCCATCTTCTTCTCTTTTATCCAGATGAACCCCGTCTGTACCCGCTCGATTTCCGGAAAATGCGCAAATGCATAGCCCGCGTAGAGCTTCAGCTGGTCAGTGGGCTTACGCTTCCCCGTCTTGTAGTCAATGATGACCGCCGTGTCCCCTGCCTTTACTATCAGGTCGGCAATCCCACGGCTCCATGAGTGCCACCACGACGACGCAGGCTTGAAGTCTTTGCCAATCGCGAACTTGTACTCCGCAAGGTGCTCCCCCGGCAGGGACCGCACTTTGTCTGCCAACGCCTGAAGGTCTTTATACGGGTCGGGAATTGGCTCACCTAAGTTCACCGCGTTTTCCAGCAGCTTATGCACCCGAGTACCCCAGAGCGCCGCTTCTCCCGGCGGCATCGTGAACTCTTTGGTTATCTTTTCTTTCAGAAACTTGTAAGGGCACGTGGTAAACGCGTTTAAACTCGACGCGCTCCACGGCGGCATCTTGTACTCCATTCCTTTTACTCCTTTTGTATAACAATGTTTTTAATTATACCGCCGCGGATGCCTCGTTACTTTGCTTCCCCGTAGGTATCGCCGATGCCGGATTCACAGCTCACCGGGAGGTCTTTGCACCACGGGAACCGCGTCTTCATGCACCGCTCCATCATCTCAGCGCACCACGCCGCCTCATCCTCAGGCACAATGACCACTACCTCATCGTGCACCATGTTCACAATTTTCCGAATCTTCCCGTCTGCCATCGCTTTGTTTCGAGCATCGAGCTCTCGGCGTATCATGCACATCTGATAGGCAACGACAATACGAGCTAGCGCTTGGGTTACATTTTCTGTAACCATCGCCCCGTATATCCGTTTGCGGTACCCCTTCGCCTGATAGCTCATCTCGTACCGCCCAGTATCCAGATTGAGGTCTTCCCGTAGGTCGGGATACTTAATCTCCATGCCGTTAGGCAGCTCAATGTGCGGATAGGGCAGGGCTTTGAACGGCAGCTTAACCCCCACGCCTATCTCTGAGTCATAGCCTTTCAGCGCGGCACTCAGGGCTTTGCCACAGGCTCGCCACAGCCCCGAGATGTGCGGGTACCCCTCACGGTAAATCTTCACTATCTCCTGACAACGCTCAATCGGCTGATGCACCTTGATAATGCCGTTATCAAGCGAATACTGAAGCTTTGCCGCCCCAACACCGTACCCCAGCCCCAGGATACAATTATGAAGAATCAACGGACCTTCTTCCGTGCGAACAACAAACTGGTGTTTATCCCCCACATCCAGTATGTCGTAAACGGGTGCCTCTCCAAGTGGGTCAGCCTCATGGGAAACCAACGCAGAGAACATATACCCCTTCGGCAGTTTTACAAAGGCTGAAGCCTTTCGCATAGCCTTTTTGTCACTAGCCAGCAAAAACCAGGGGATAAACTTTTCTCCATCCCAGCAGAGGTGATCATACGTTGCGGTTAAACCAAATCCCCCAATAACAGGCTTTGTCCCCTGTGCCACCACACCTTTGTGTGCTACCCATTCTTCTCCATCCCACAAAAGATCTTCGGTAGTAATATCCGTAATTTTCTTCCACCCGCTGTCTGTCAGCACCTCAGTGTCCCCGGACAAGCAGGTTTTCCCAACGTGGCGCTCCTCAGGGTCATTATGCTTCGTGATCTTCCGACCGTAGACCTTGCTCGCGAAGGCGCTATACACGTCCTCATCGCGCTCAAAGCCCTCCGTCAGCTCATCCTCCCCAGCAAGCCACGCGAGTGTTCGCGCTTCAACCTGAGAGCTGTCACACGCCACAATCTTATAGCCCTCCGGTGCCCGCATTGAATCCCGCAGCGCCCCGCCTCTCGGAAGGTTCTGAGCATTCAGCGACCCCTTGGCACCACTCCCGCCGGCACTGAACCGCCCGGTGTTCATCGCACCGTAATAATTCAACGCTACCGGAAGTTTCCCTAAACTCTTTGCTATCGCTATAAAACTCTCAGCCCGGGTCTCCTCAATCGTCGATTTCGTCCCTACCCGAGCCTCCGCTAACGCACGCACCCGCTCATCCGGATGACTCAGCAACGCCTTAAACCCGTCGTCAGTCTTGGCAAAAGCGTAGGTCTGCTTTCCCGTCCTGGTGCTTACTTTCATCGGCGGCTCAACCCCAAGCGCCTTCAGTGCCTCGGCAAACTTTGGGTTACTCATCAACGCCTCACGGCTCTCCATCCCGACGCTCGCCAGCAACTCCGCTTTCTTCGCCTTCACTTCCGCTAGATGCTTCTCCAGCAGGGGCACATCCAGCCGGATATCCGGCTCCGTGAACATCCGTATCGTCAGGTCAATCAGATACATCTCTTTCATCGGAATCCGTGGTTTCAGCACCTTATAGAGCTTGTACGTCAGGTTTACGTCCTGCTGACAGTACTTCCCAAACGCTTCCAGCTCATCCGCCGTGAAGTCCTCGCGGCGCTTGCCCAGCGTGTTGTAGATCTCAGTACCCTTAGCACCAAGCCCGAAGTGCTCCGCACACGTCCGCAACGACACGCCCTCCGTCAGACCTATGATTGGACGAGCCATCGAGAGCGTGTCCACAATGACCGGCGGGTGAATGTCATAGTGCCACGCGAGAATGGCACAGTCGAACGCCGCGTTATGACAACACACGGCGTCTTTATCTACCCCCGCCGCCAACAGCTCACGGCGAATCAGCTCATCATCCCCCGTTATCCATCGGATATCCCCGTCGTCCTTCTTCACGGATACCCCGATCACTTGAAACCGCGGATCCGTAATGTACCGCTCCGGCGTCATCACCGACAGGGTGTACCCTTTGGCGTAGTACGTTTCCAGATCTACTACCACCATAATGCCTCCTTAGTCATTCTTCTCCTCCCACTTAGTCCGCATCTCACGCTCTTCGTCCGTCATGTGCCAGGGGTCAAGCCCCATGTGTGCCATCAGGCGGCACTGTCGCGTCTCCATGCGGGTGATGCGATGCATCAGCTCCTCAAGCTTCTCATCCAAATCACACGCTAACGCCCTCAGGTCAGATGCTTGTCCGCCGACAGCACGTCCATAGTCTCTGTTGTCATCGGGTCGATGTGATTCAAAATCAGCCATCCCAAAGTAATTTTTTCTACCCATTTTTTCGCTTCCTTTAACAAACTAAACCCTTTGTTTCTCGGTTCCTTATAGGGAAAGTTAACACGAGCAAAATACATCCTTCTGCCACCTCTGAGCACCATGCCCGTGTTCACTCCCGCTACCCAATACACGTAATCGCCGTTAGGCTGCCGCGACCACCCCGGGGACTTCTCTTCCCGAAACAGCGCTACATCCGGCAGGACGTCTTGTGACATCATCTTTGCCTCCTTCGGGTGGCTTATCCACCAACCTTCAAACTCTCCCCCGCTCGTGCCGGTGCCTCCTTGTCTGTTGTCACCCAGAGCGTCGGGTACTCCTCACTTTCCGGGTATGGTGTCCACCCATCCGTGAAGACCAACACGGCGTCAGGCTCCAACCCCTCGTCCTCCACACGACGGAAGACTGCCCGCATGTCCGTACCACCACGCCCCGCAACCTTCACTGACCGGATCGGAAAGTCACTCGCCGTGTACACCTCCTCTTTCTCCACCTCCTCGTCACAGTGCATCACCCGGACTTCCGTTGGATGACACCGCTCAAATATCGCGTTCACCTGACCCAGAAACCCCGCGAGCTCCTTATCTGTCACAGACCCCGATGTGTCTATGCCGATCACCACAAGCCCCATCGCCGCCTCAGGGTCGAGACTCGGCAGATACCCCACCCTTCTATATCTCCGGTTGGGATGCGCCCATGAGGGACACTGCCCCGCTCGGCTCGTGATGAACCGCTCGAGCACCTCTTCCCACTTCACCGGGTCTTTCAGCAGCGGCTCAACAACTTCCGAGAGCTTGCCAGGCACCGACCCTTGAGCCCTTGCCGCTGACATCGCACCCGCCACAAGTCTCTTCGTCTCCCGCGTGATCTCCGCTTTCTCCGCCTCCGTCATATCCTTCGCGCCTCGGGTATCAAGGTCACCAGCGATAGCCCCGCCTTTACCTTTACCCTTAGCCTTACTGCCGCCCGCTTTCCCCTTCGCCACGAGCTCTTTATACACATCCTCTGCCGTGCGGTCGGCGGCACCGGCCATCTCCACACCGCCCTTGATCATTCGACCAATCCCGAGGCCCTTCAGCATGTCGTTAATCACCGCGTCAGCGGCAACGTTCCACACCTCGTGGTCCCTGTCGCCCTCACGCAACGCATGCTGAAAGACTATGTGCATCACCTCATGTGCCAGCAGGAACTCCACCTCGTCACCCGCCAGGGACTCCACAAACGCCGGGTTCACGTAGAGCCTCCCCCGTGTGTCCACCGCCGCCGTGTCCACAATATCCGTAAACTCAGGCGGTCTCTGACACAGCAGGTTCCCAAAGAACGGTGCCGCCATCAGAAGCCTCACCTTCGCGCGGCTCACCGCTTTCTCCGCTTCTCTCATCACGCATCCCCTTTAGATGTTATAGAGCACATCAGCGTGGTCCACCGAGAACGCCTCGAACGCTTTGCTCTCCACAATGCCCGGGCACTGCCGCACCGCCCACGTCACCGCCATCACACAGAACTCCTCAGGCAGTGTCGTGTAGAACTCGTACCACTTCCCGAATGTCCGCTTCGTCACCGCCGTGACACTCTTTGCTACCAGCGCGTACAGCACGCTTGGGTCTTTCTCATCAAACTTCACGTCCTTCGGATGCTTCAGGAACTCCGCCATGTCGGGGAGTCCGTTCCACACCTTGAGGAACGCCGTGAACTCGCTCGCCGCGCCTTCACCGACTGAGCCCGCCACGTGCTCGTAGTACACACTAGGACTAAGCCCCATCGGAACACGACTCACGTCCGCCCACGCTCTCGGCGTCGGGTTCAGCTCCCGCTTAGGGTCAAAGTCAGAGAGCAGCGCCGGACGAAACTTCAGGAACCCAATGACCTCAGGCTTTACCCCCGCCTTCACCGCCCACGCACACCAATCGTCCAGCCCCGTCTCGAACTTCAGCGTTCTCATGCGATTCGCGAGTTTCGTAGACAGCCGGTTCGCTCCGCTCCTATCCTCTACCCGGTTCCCCGTCGCCATGATATACAGCTCGTCCGTCAGCGAGAGGTTACCCGCCTTGCGGTCAAGAATCACCCGACAGAGCGGGTTCTGCATCGCCATCGTCGCGTCACTCAGCTCCTCAATGATGAGCACCGCGGGGCCCACACCATGCCGCAACGCATAGAACTCCTCAGGCGGCACCCACCGTGTGTACTCACCCCGCGTGTCCGGCACACCCATAATATCCACCGGGTCACGAAGCGACGGATTGAACTCCACTACACGGCAGTCGGGAATCCCCTTCGCCTTCTGGAGCTCGTAGGCAATCTCCCTCACACACGCTGACTTCCCACCACCAGGGCACCCCGTGATATAAGGCACCACCCGGCAACCCTCAGGCTCAGCAAACTGCTCGAGCACCGAGCGCTTAATGTCGTTAAATCTCATCTCAATCTCCAATATCAATTAATCACAAGGGCTGACACCCGCCAGCCCTTTTATATTACCTCTGCCAATGAGCTATTACATCGGCGCTAACCCCAACATCTGCGCTACCTTGAACACCGCCCAGCACCACACGGGCAACGTCATGATGCACCCAAACACCATCACACCCAGAACTATCTCAATCGCCTCTTTCATACCTTTATCTCTCCTCTGCTTATCACCGTGAAAAAATGCCTCTTAGCATCTACACCACTCGTCGCTCTCACGTAGTGACGCCGTGTGACGCCGTCTGTTATCGTACTGAGACACCACACGTTACCCTCACATTCTCGCAGTACACCAACCAACAACCCGTTCCTCATCACCTCGCACCACTTGCGCCGCTCAGCACTCTCATGCCACATGCCAAAGGTCACCTCCATCTCATTCCTCCTTTATCACCACGTCAGCCCCGTCGTCCCTCAGGGTCACTACACGGCGAACTCCCTCAGGCACCTCAGGCTCCAACGCTTTATCACTCACAAGCTCGCGCGCCACCTGGACGAGGCGCTCTACTGGTGCCATGGGGATACGCCACCGGGACACTTCGGGTGCCACGACCCACCGCCACCACTCAACCCCGGGCTTAACCCATGGTGCCAGGTCGGTTGTGTCGATGGTTATCGGAGCCACCGCACCACTCACAGCCCCACTCACCTTACACCGGTGATCCGTCTTCACTCTGTGCGTCGTTAGGTACCGACCCATCACCACCTTGCCCTCTCCATCCTCGAGCTTTACCACGAACGCCACCGCTTGCCGAGACTCCTGCACCCTTGCCGCAAGTCTCACACTGCCTTCGGGCACAAGCGCCGCGTAAGTCACCTCATAGGCACCGTGCTCAAGTTCCCGACCACCGGCAAACGTAAAACGCAGGTCGCCCTCGCTTCCCGACTCCTTCACTTCCTGCTCGAACTCCGCCATGATACGCGGTGCTGCCATCGGGGCTACAAGCTTCATCCTTGCCGCACTCCGCAGACGCTTTGTCGCGTAACCCCACGGAAGCCGCACGGACGCCGTCGAAAAGTCGAAGGAAAGCTTCGCACAGTCCCCACAGAAATCCCCCGTGGCTATCCGCCCCCTCTGCACAAAAGGTACACGCGCGCCTCCTACCACAGCGAACACTCCCCGCATCACACTGAACGCCATCGGGCTCGGAACGAACGTCAACACAACCTCTACTCTCATCTCACTTCTCCTCCCACAGGTGGGCGTTATCCGGACTCACCCGGGTTATCACCTCACCGTCCGCACGGGTCACCGCTACACTCACCTCTGCCCCCTCGAGACCACACACCACCCCGTGTGCTAAGGCACCCGCAAGCCCTCGCCTCACCTCATCCCACGGGGTGCCTTGCCTCGCCGCGTACACACAAGAGAAAAGCGGTTCGCAATAGCCCTCAGACGCCCCACTCACCACCGGAAACTCCGTCGAGGCTCTCACCGCCTCGACGTCACGAGGCAGACCAATAACCCCCGGCATCTTCTCCACCGCTGTCGCGGACGTTGTCCAAACCCTAAAGATCACTGGTTCCCCACCAATGACGAGCGCAAGCGCCGCCCCTATATGCTCGGAACCCGAGTCCCTCGGCGGCTCGTCGGGAAAAAGGAACCGCACCTCAGCGCTCTCCACCGGCAAACGCCACCCGATCGTGATGACCTCGTTCCCCGTGCCACCACCGAACGCCGTGTCCGGATCCCGCGCAGGCACCGTGAAACCCGACCCCTGCACCTCTGGGAGCCCACTCACCTCACGCATCACCGCGTGGCGGAGTGCCTCCACGTGCATCAGAGCGTACAGCTGGTCTGCCCGCCTCATCCTCCCAACCCCAGGCGGCAGAGGCACCGTGACCGCTGAGTGCACCTCACCTCGCGTGGTGCTGGTGGCATGGCTCTCAGGTGTCCACGTCACCATGTTGGACGAGGTATCCACCTCCAGCACACCGAGGTAATGAGGGCAGTCCTGAACCAGCACACGCCTAAACGCCGGATACTCCGTGTGAAGCTCGAGCGCTCCACGAAGGGCAAACACCCCTTTGCCCTGTCGCCATGCCGTGACGGCAATCGATAAAAACATAACAATAACCTCCAATAAATGCTGAATGCTGAACACCGGGGAGCGAAGCGGTCAGAGCCGCATAGCCCCCAGGCACTCCCGAGGCGCGTCGAGTGGCGGTGCGCCCTTATGATTGGACACGTTACACCCGCATGCCCATCAGCACACCGGTGAGGTCCCCCACTACATCACTATAGTGCTTCACCTTGAGGCGCCATGTGAGCCGCATATCCGCCGTAGGTGTCACCGTGAGAAGAACGTGGTCTGTCCTCGATGAGGTCATCATCGCTTTTGCCGCTCGCACGACCGGCGCGAGCTTCAGGGGGTCCACCGTCACAGGACTCACCGCGGAAGCGGCAACCGGCGCCACATGCATCTTAATGAGCTGCAGGAGCCGCATGTCCATATTAATGGCGGTATCCGCCGACAGTGACCCCGCGGCGCTCGTCGCCACCACGAGGTCCGGGGCCCCTTTCCCCTTCAGGAACGCTTTGAGGTACATGAGTCCCGTGGAGGTAACCCGCACGAGCGTGAGGGGAACAGCCGCCGGGCTTGCCACAGCAACCCGAAGCGCTTCACCCCCTGCCATCCCAAAGGAACAGGCGCTCATTGCCATCGCGCCCACAAAGCGGTACTGCGCCTCAGGCGGGACTACCGGTGAAAGTGCTCGGGTGTATGGCATGCACACCACATAGACCCCTTGCATCCATGGGCGCAGAGTGTTCTTAGTATCTGCGAAGGCAGATACCGCGAGCACCTCACGTGCCTCGCCCGGCGTGAGCACAAGGTGCATTTCCTTCAGGACTTCCGGGGTTACCACAGTGAAAGGCTTACCAGAGGATGAACGATCTTCCGTTTCCATAATGAAATCTCCAATAAAAAATAAAGGAACGACGAATAAAACGACGAACAACTATTTACAGCTTACTGCCCCAAGGATACCCCGAGAGCACCACGAGGATATCCCAAGTATGCCACGGGAAAATGTTTCACGGACACCAGTGATTTTCCGTAGACAAAAACCCTAACCGGAGGGTCAGGTATTTTTTGTATCACGGCATCAGGGATACAAAAAATACCTGTTAAATACTGGTTATGTAGGACACTACGAAACCATAAAATTTCTAGGTCCTTTGTCATAGGTAGTAACCCTATGGGCGGGTTAACCCTATGGACATTTAGGATAGTAGGGAAAATCCCTAGTCAAATACCAAGAATGTGGTATTGTAATTTTCGTTTCACACGTCCTAATGAAAAAGTATGAAACGTTGATCTAGATCAAATTGGCACGCTAGCAAGAACCATGCCAACTTATATAGGGGATTTCCCTGATACATGATGATACCAATAGCATGCGAAGTTATATACGTAGTGACAAGGTGGGCAAGATCGTACTATACGTCATGATGAAAATTAAGGCTTATCGTCACTATGAACACTAAGTTGCCCACGTGCTACAGATTTTCCCTGTGGATAAGTCGAAAATATTCAATAAAATCATGTTTGTAACAAAGCGACATTAAAATGACCCCAAATGTAGCAGGTATAAGGGATTGAATTTATTAGAAAAAACCGTGTTTGTAGCACTGTAGCAAGCAAAAAACGATATACCCTATTAAATCCGTGAAAAAATCGAGTTAGTAATTTCCTAGTATCAACTGTTCCGTTACAATTTGTTACACGAACTTTTTCCAAAAATTGCTCGCGCGTATAGGGGGACCACATTTATTCTTGCTACAGTGCTACAAATTTCAATTTTCCCATAAGCAACGGCATAACAGTGTTCCCATGGAGTTCCAACAGAGAATCATAAAAAAAATAATATAAATAAATAGATATAAATACCCTTGG